ATAACGTGGGCTAAACGCAACAGAATAATCCAAAAATACACACGTTACAGCCAACAAACGGGACAAGTCATCGCAAGCGATTACGTGGCTATTCAAGCAGAAACCATTATGGCTTCGTTAAAAGAACAGCCGCCAAACAAGCCCATAACCCTCGAGAAACTCTTAAGCGAAGAAGACGGCGTTCCCATCGAGCTTGGCGAACTGTTCAGCCAAATAGTGAATAGGCTTAATGCTGTTGGCCTCGAGGAAACTGCTTTTTTATCCGAGCAATCCGAAAACAAAAGCCAAATCAAACACTCACAGAGTTCCGCCTTTGCAAAGAGTTCTGGTGGACACCAAGGCAACTCGCTAAACAGCCAGCCAAAACAATCCAGCAATTCATTGTCATCCTCAATGAGTTAGACCGTCAAGCAGAGGAGGAAAAGCAGAAGGCGGAGCGTGAGGCGAAATGGCGGTCGAAATAACATGCGATGTGGAAGGCGTTGAAGAGTTCAAGAAGGCTATGCAAAGTTTTGACAGTGGAATGCAACGGCATGTGCATAGGTTTTTGGTAAGCTGGGCTGCAGACGTCAAAGCCTTAGCAAAACAGCTCGCACCCGTAAGAACAGGACACTTGAGAAGCTCAATTTACGCAAAGATAAGCGAGTGGGTTGCTGAAGTCGGCGCAGAAGCAACCTACGCCCTGTTTGTTGAGCTTGGCACACGCCATATGCAAGCTCAGCCGTATCTATACCCGGCAATTCAAGAAAATCTCCCACAGCTTGAGGCTATCATCTGCGAGGCTATTGACGCAGCTAAAGCGGAGGCAGGCTTAGAATGAGCTTCAGAGAAATCGCCGTTACCATAAGGGCTGTTAACCGTGCAAGCCACGAATTTACAAGAATACAAAGCGACGCTGAAGCCTTAAGTGTTCGCATAAAAAGCCTCGGCTCAGCCATTGCTGGTTTAGGCGCTACTGGTGCAGCCGTTGGACACATAGCTCACCAGTTTGGCTTATTAAACGATGAGCAGGCTCGTGTTTTCAACAGTGCCATGATGGTTATCAGCGTTATGGGCATGTTTATGCGCACAAGCTGGGGCGTAGCCGTAGCCCAGAAAGTCTATTCTGCTGCCTGCTGGGTTGCCACCGCTGCTCAGAATGCATTGAATATTAGTTATGCCACGTTTCTGGCTTTAACTGGCGTCGGAATTGCAGTTATTATTTCAGCAGCGGCAGCTATGTTGTATTTCACCAGCCAGATGAACGCAGCCACAGCAAGCGTCAACCAATTCAACGAAGCAACCAGTGCCATGCAAGCACCGTCAACCTATGCAGGGCGTAACATTCTCAGAAAAGGCGAAGAGGACATCTACGCCAAGGGAGATTAGCCATGAGTGTAGATATTCCGAAGATGGCGCTTGCCTTCGGCACAGTTGCGCCTCCTCAAGGTGACGTTTTAGAAGCGAGAATCACGTTGGCATGCACAGAGGAAGCCAGCAGATTTGAGGTTCTTCTGCAAAACTGGGATAAGAAATACTCTCTAGGCGAAGCTAATGCGATAAATGTAGGTGTTGATGGTCACATTGACGTAGGCAGAGGAAATAACTGCCCACAGCTAATTACGTGCAAGGTTGAAGAAGTTAGGTTTATGTCTGATGCAGTTTCGCATTATGTTAAGGTTTCTGGGCGTGGCTGGGATGAAAGGCTTTTCCGTGCTCTCGTGACTAAAACCTACGCTAACATGAAGGGAGAAGCCATCGTTAAAGACCTCTTGGATTCATACGCTGGCTTAAGCCATAACAGAGGCGGAACCGAGCTTGTTGAGGACACTGACACAACTTATCAAATGCTGAAGTATGAAGACACACCAGTCATAGACATCTTGCAGTTTATTGCTGGAAGCGCAGACAAAGCAGGCGTCATTGGCTACGATTTTAGAGTGGCGCCTGACGGCAAGTTTGAGTTTTTCCCGCGCGGCTCAAAGACAAACTCCATTAACCTCGCTGAAAAGCTCGAAAGCACCGAATATGACAAAGACATTCACAGTGTTAGAAACAAAATTACTGTTTATGGTGCGCAAGATTACAAGCTGCCAAGCGATTGCGATAGCTGGAGCGACGGTCAAGCTGATTGGCTTATGAATGATGATGCTGAAGATGCGCATAATAACACTGGTTATCAGCTCGTGGGACAAGTTACGTATGACCCAAGCCCAATAGCCAAGATCATCATTGACGTTGTTGAGCTTCAATGTAGAATGAGCGGTGGTTCTGGCAAATACAAAATCACGTATCAGAAGGAAGGCGGAGCTGAAACCGTCATAGTCACTGACCAAGCTTTCAGCAACACAGGTTACGAGTTGAAGCAACATGTCCTTACTGGCGCTAACAGAATTATTGGAGACGTAGGCAAAGACGTGACCATAAGGCATTACACGCTTACCGATAACGTAGCTGACACAGTTTATTCAAAGAATCACAGAGCAGTCGGAGACATCATTTACGGAGATTGGCTGGCTACTGAAGGCAAACTCTATTTTGAAACAGCCACGAAAATGGTTGGCAACGGAAGCATCAGATGCTACTGCGACGGCGTCTACAACTGGGGAATCCTTCTTCTGAACCTTCCTCAAGAAGCTGACTGCACAGGATTCACATTTCTCGATTTCCGCATCTACTTGGACAGCAGCCGAAACGGTAGCCTCAACCTACTCTTGTATGATTACGCTGGAAAATGGGCTTTCAAATACTTGACTTTGGCAGTTGGCGAATGGGTCAGCATGCACGCGCCATGCAACCAAGCAAACGCCAGCGAATGGGCTGTGCAATCAGGTTTTGACTGGTCAAGAGTCTCAGCAGCGAAGTTCTGGACGTACGGAAACGGCTTAGGCAGTTTCTACATTGACGGTTTCAATTTTAATGGCGCCTTCTTCAAAGCCACACAAGAAGATGCAACAAGTCAAGGGCTCTATGGAAAGCGAGAGAAAATCGAGCATGACGAAGAGCTTTACAGCAACAACGAATGTAGCCTGCGTGCAAAGGCTCTTTTAGCCTACTGGAAAGACCCGATTGAATACATGACGCTCGTTTCTCGAGTCATAGACTACGGGACAACTCCTATTCTGCCAGGCGACAAGATTCACGTGACACTGCCAAACGAGAACATAGACGCCGACTGGGTCGTGCTCAGCGCGGTCTATTACGTCAACGCCAAAGAACAGTATCTTGAAATAACATTAAACCTTGGACGCCAAAAACCATTGCTCGCTGACTACCTATTTGCAGCGCGGAGAAAAACCGACCACCTAAGCCGACACAAACAACCGCGACTGATTTAGCTTACAAAGGTGCAGCAGCATGAGCGGAAAGGATAGGCTGAAGAAACTGAGGGAAAAGCTTCAGAAACGAAAAGTCACGGGCGTGACAAGATGAGGAAACGAGAGTTTTTCAGCATACGCCAATACGCCCGAAAATACGACCGAGAAACAGGCAAATTCATAATCAACATAAGCTACGAAACAGCAGCTCCAGAACCAACAGAAAGAGTCATAGGAGTTGCAGAAGGCTTCGGACTTGGACTTAACCAATGGCAAAAATTCGTAATCTACGACAATGTGGAGCTAAAAATCGGACCAACCGACATCGTTTACATCACTGGCGATTCAGGAAGCGGCAAATCCGTTCTGCTCAAAGCTTTAGAAAAAGACATACGACAAGACATGGAATTAAGCAGCATCAACATCGCAGAAATTAAGCCAGAACCAAACAAGCCACTAATCGAAACAGTAGGCAAATCACTTGAAGAAGCCTTAGAGCTTCTAAGCAGAGTAGGCTTAAACGATGCGTTCCTTTTTCTACGTACATATGAACAGTTGAGTGACGGGCAAAAATACCGCTACAAAATCGCAAAAATGATTGAAAGCCAAGCACAGTTCTGGATTTTAGACGAGTTTGCAGCCACGCTCGACCGGGACACAGCAAAAATTGTGGCTTACAACCTTCAAAAACTTGCAAGACAACAGGGCAAAGCCGTTTTAGCAGCAACAACCCACACAGACTTATTCGAGGACCTAAATCCCTCAGTTTATGTCTATAAAAAATTCGGCAAAGAAATAGATATCCGCTATTACCCCAACCAGCCAGCCAAAGAATGCACTCTCATAAAAGAAATGCGAATAGTTGAAGGCACAACAGAAGACTGGCGAAAACTCGCAGGCTTCCACTACCGCAGCCACAAGATAGCCGCACCACGAAAAATCTTCTGCCTAAAACGAGGCGAAGAGCTGTGCGGAGTAATAGTTTACTGCTATCCGCCACCCACATGCTTTGGACGAAGACTCGTCTTACCCAAAATGTCAATGAAAGAGTTGAATGAAAAACTGAGCATAATCACTCGTGTAGTCGTGCATCCGAAATACCGCACAATAGGCTTAGGCACAAAACTTGTTAAGGAAACATTGCCGCTGACTGGAACCGAATACGTTGAAATGCCCGCAGTCATGGCAAAATACAATCCCTTCGCAGAAAAAGCCGGAATGCAGAAGATAGTTGAACAACCACCACCAAAAGAAGCTTTAAAAATCACGGAAACCCTCAGCCAACTCGGGTTCAACATCCAGCTACTCGGAAGCGAAAAATACGTTTTGAACAAGTTGCAAATCCTAAGTGATGAAGATATAGCGAAAATAAGGGAAGTCTTCATTAAGCACAGTCATATAAGGTTTATGAAATATTTTTTCTGCCACATGCCATTCGGATATAAGAAAGCTTACGCCTCGGAAGTTAGAAAGACCAGCCTTAAAAGGCTTGCAAACTTAATAAAAGTCTGTAGCTTCTTACTGCAAACAAAAGTTTACTTGTTTTGGTGAAATAAAAGCTATTTTTGATCTAACTATCACTAAGTTTAAGGGATAAAAATATAAAACTCTAAAATTAGATTTTAGTTCGCTGGGTGAAGGGTTTGGGATACGCAAGTAAACAAGTCGAACAGCTGTTTTCAAGCACGTTTATTTGCGGAGCAAGTAAGTCAGGTAAAACAACTCATGCCATGAACATAGCGAGAACTCTGATGAGAGCTGGCGTCATTTTATTCATTATCGACTCAACAAAATATTGGATAGATAATTTTAAACTAATAAAAAACATCTTAACAATCAAAAATGGAATGTTAAGATATGAGACATTACCAACAGACTGGGAAAATTCTTGTATCTTAGATACCTCGAAATTAAGTGCGAGTGCACATCTAAAATTTATGGAGAAATTTTGCAGCAATTTAATGAATGTTGCTGTAAGAGAATCAGAGCAAAATAAGGGAAAAAAGCAACGAATGGTCATAGTCGATGAATGCCAAACCTCAGTACCAGCTATGTCTCTTAGAGGGGCAAAAGAGCGCGGAAGTATTCTACAAATGATTACTCAAGGACGGCACTTTGGCATTCAATTTATGGCTATAACTCAAATTCCATCACTGACTGATGACAATTTAATCAAGTTCGCGGAACATCGCTACTTTTTCCACTTGGACAAAAAAGAAGATATAAATTATGCCAAACAGTTCGTAGGTGATTTGGCAGACCAATTGCGGAAGCTGAAGCGCGGACAATGCGTGTATAAATACATTAATGGTGCAACACTCCTGACTACACCACGATATGAGGAAGATCAGCCCGTTCCTACCATACCTATTGAGAGCGAGGAGCTTCCCGAATTAGATAGGGCAATACGTGAATCCCCTATAAAGGAGGAAGAAAATAAACGGGAAAACAGTAGATACTTTGGTAAAAAGTATATATTTCACATATACCCATTCGGAGAGGCTGGATCTATCCTACAGCCTAATCTTATCAGGGAAATAGTTCGGAGACTGATAGAAAAGGTAAATGAGCTTAATGTGAGCTTCGACTACATAGTTTGCCTTGGGGCGAATGATAAGTGGGCGAGCCATATGAGCGTTCAAATGAACAAACCTGTTTTAAGAATAGTAGAAAGAGAAACAAAGTTGCCGGGTGAGAAGCATCGGCATCTGGATACTGTGCTTTACGCGAAAGATTTGTATTTTAGAGATTTTAAAAAAGGTGATACGGTGATTCTGCTCGACGATGTCGTAAGCACTGGTGCAACAACTGAAGAACTCATTAGTATCTTGACTGAAATGGGCGTAAAGGTTGTCGGCGCCGTTTTCATAGTGGCTAAAGGAGATAGTTACAGAAGAATAGAGGAAAAATTGGGTGTCCCTGTGCGTTTTTTGAGATATCAACCGCTCCCCATTGTGGTGTGACTGAAGGCGTATTCACAACCGTGAGAAAAAATCTTTCTCCGATACCTTTTCATTCTTCGATTTTTAAATAATTTTTATCTTTCAAGCCATCCATCTCGTTTTCACTTTGAAAGCTGAAATAGATTTGTTAAACTTTTAAAATTTTCACATGGGAAATCCGTTTTTCTGCATCTTCAAGTGAAATCCACGTTTTTTAGTCTTTGTTTTTCACTTGGAAGCGATTCTAACCCAAATTTAGAAAATTAGCCTAAACCTCTTTAGCGAGGTAGGACGAAAATGCCCAAAATCAAAAGCATTCTTTTAGATAGGGAAGGCTTTACCGTAACAGTCCGTCAAGCTCAATCAAAAATTCAAACTCTCCGCAAAGCTAAAGCAAGAGACTCAGAATTGTTCGAGTTAAACGGAGGCAGCCTCGACCTGCTACAACTTTACCAATTCGTAGAACAAGCCAAAAAGTGGGATGGGACCAGCCTATGCAGGTAATAAACAATACAAACCTCCCCATTTTTCTCAACGACTTAACCAGCAAACAAGAATGGAAAGTCGAATACGGAAAAGACTTCAAGCTTCCAAACGAACTCGCCCGCTTCATTTTCTTGCACGAATTTAGCCACCTATTGGATTATCTGCGGGGACTAAACCTACACTTTAAACAAACCAAAGCAAACCGCTTCGCACTCGCAAACTGGAAAAGGTGAAAACCCATGCCCAAATACTTAGTAGAAATAATCCTCGTAGTCAAAGCCAAAAAACCGCAAGAAGCCAAAAAAATCGCAGACTACATCATAGACCTACCCATCCCAGACAAGAAAATCGAAAACGCCATAGAAACCATGAGGTATGAAGAAATTGTCCAAATCAAAAACCCAAGAGCCTAAACTCTGCCCGAACTGCCCCCTACTTTCTTTACTACCAATAATCACAGCAAGTAAAGTAACTTACACGAGAGAAAAGGAACAGCTCACACCTCACAAGATCTGCCAGCTCCTCAGGGCTTTATGGCTAAAACATCCTTACGTAACGCTTGAAGGCTGCCCATATTTTTCCAAAACCGAGAGGATTGACATCTATGCCAAAGCCTCAGCGGAAAACAGGTAAGTTCTGGCCTCGGGTGAGACCTATGATTTGGGAAAAAGCCCAAGAGCTTTATCAGATGGAGCAAGCGAAAAGGATGGGCGAAGATTTTAAGGGCTTAACAGCTACACGTAAAGAGCTTCGTGAAGGCGGATACTTCTACATGGCTAAGCTGATTGTTTTGCGGAACCTTTGGCGGGAAAAGAAAGGCTTACCGTCAATAGAAGAGGAGGAAACCCTACATGAATAAAGTGTTAATGAAGTTCTGTCCCATTTGTAAGCGCTATTTTCCAGCAGATGAATTTGAAAAACACCTGAAAAAACATAATTTAAGTCTACTACAGCAAGAGGGGCTGGCACATCAAGAGGAAGACATGTATGGCTAAACTGAAAAACATTTGCAGAAGATGCCTCTATTACATTGAGGGTGGTAGTTGCCGAAGAACACCTCAGCAGAAATGCCCCTACGATGAACTAGCTAAAAATTCGAGTATGAACCTACGCGAAAAAAAGAAGACAATCGCAGTTGACCCTCGACCTTTTTCAACAGGTGAAGCTGAATGCTTTTCAAAAAGAAACACATTGAAATGATCCTTACGGGAAGAAAGACACAAACACGCCGGTTGCCCGGAAAATCCGCAAACTACTCTGTAGGACGGGTTTACGCCATCAGAGACAGATGGTTTTCCAAAGCCCAAGGCTACATACTGATAACCCGCAAGTTCAAGCAGAAACTTGGAGAAATAAACCTTGAAGACATACGCAAAGAAGGCTACAACACGCTTGAAGAATTCCTCAAGGCTTGGGAGGAAATTCACGGTCCAGAATCATGGCAACCGAACCTCACAGTCACAGTCTACGAGTTTAAACCATTACAAAAAATTTGAGAGAATCACCATTACTAGATCACTTCCTAACCATATTTGCGCTAGGCATCATAGGGGCGTTGGCTCCCTCTTCCGCACGCTTCATAAACTCGAAAATTTTAATTAGTTATGAACTATAAGAAGAAAAATGCGGGGACAGAATTGAGTTCTAATTGGTTCATTCGATATAGTTTTCCAATAACTCTCCCAACAGAACCTATTGACCCCCTTGACCCAGAATTCGATCAATTGTTCATCCGTACGAAAATTTATGATGAGTTAGACTCCTACCTGTTGAATATAGAAAAGCAATATGGAAAATTTTGGATATCCAGCACTTACGGGGGTTGCGGAAAATCGACGATGATTAGTTACATTTGCAGGCAGCTTTACTTAAATATAAATAAGCTTAGGGCTTTACCCTTTTATTTTGATGTCCCTGAAAAGATGGGAGCTACGGTTCAACATACCTTTATCAAAAATTTTCTTAAGCAATTTTCGGTGATGGATGAAAACTTAAGGAAGGCGAAACGAGTCCTTAATTTGACTTATGACCAGGATGTAGAAAAGGTTGTAGAAGGTTTTAATAAATTTGAGGAAGGCATTAGAGATTTTCAGGTATCGTTAATAGATCTGAACAGAGAAGAATTGGAAGCTAAATTTTATAAGGTTTTAAATTCAGTTTTGCTTCCATGGAGAGAAAAAGGAGTTTTCCGAAAATATGTTTTATTAATCGACGAAATGGATAAACTGTCTCCGGAAGATGTTCTAAATTTTTTGAGCGGAAATCAGAAACTTTTCGAAAGGCTTTATGAAACTTATGGCTTCGTGGCGTTTTTAGCGGGTCACGCCTCATGGGTTGAAAGAATACGATCTGGAACAGAGTATAGTTACTATCAAGGCAAGACTTTCAGGATTCCGCCTCTAGTATCAATTCACGATGTTTCACAACTTGTGCAGAGCAGACTGGCTCAGTATGTATATATGATTCCTGCAGATAATCCATGGAAGGAAGATGGATACTTAAAGCTTCAAGAGTTGACGGCTGGTGTCCCAAGAAAAATACTTAACTTAGCAGCAGATGTTATGAACGAGGCTTATCACAAAAAAATTGGGAGTATCGGATCAGGCATAGTTGAAGAAGTACTTGTAAGAGAAGATCACCTACACAGAATCGCCGATTACCTACAAACTCATTACGAAACATATGTGAAAATGAAAGAGGCTCTGGATAAAAGAGTTGACTATATTCTTTATATATTCTATGAAATGCCACACCAACAAATTTTGAAAATCTATGATACTAACATGACGCTAAGAACCAGCATTCTGGCGGTAGAACTGAGTGATGACGAATGGCTAAGGCAAGTCAATATGCTGACTCAAATTGGATGCTTACAAGATAAAGGGACAGTTCGAGAGCTCTCAGCGGATATAAAGGCATTGTTTGATAAATTGAGTGAACACCCAGCTATGATTCATAGACTAGTTCCTCCCATTATTCGAAGCATGGGGGAAGTGAAGCCCAAAGTTGGCTTACCTCCTCCGTCTCCAGATTTCAAAGAAATAATACACATGGTTTTCCGAATATCGCCAACGCAATGGTTCACTAAGCAAGAGATTTACGAAAACTTTTCTTACGCCGCATCTGTAAAAAGCTATGTTATGCTTAACTACCCCAAAAAATCTGAAGAAGCTACCAAGAAGTTGTTCGAGAAGTCATTCCAAGATTTTGTTTTCAAAAATGAGGATAACTTACTGATAATGACTCAAGGTGAAGAAAAACTGTACCGGAAATTACCAGCCAAAATGAAAAAGGAAGACCGCAAGATTCTTCAAATTGGATCAAAGGAACTTATAAATTCTTACATTGACTTGGTAATTGAAAGCGAAGCCTATGATAAATCCAGCATTGACAAGCTTGATGATTTAATTGAAACAACTCTGCGTATGATTTGTGACTTAAAAGGACAAAGATTCGAAAAAGGGGTTCTTAGAACTAGAAACCGCTACAAGTTATTCAACGCCTTAGGTTTTCCGAGAGATGTTAAGAATCATATTGAGTTCTACTTACGTGAAAGCAAGGAAGTGGTTCCATCTCCAAGCATCATTAAAGAAATCCTGAGACATATATTTTATAGTCTAATCGAAATTTACTCTTCAGTTAAACCACCTTTAGAGCAGACTTCTAAAGAAGACTATGCAGATTTAAATGAGCTTGAAACATCACTCCGACAATACGTCGAAAAACAAATGTCAAAAATTTCACCAAAATGGTGGAAAGAAAGAATCCCACGAGATGTCCAAGAACTATCCGAGCAAAGAAAAAAGGAAAATGAAGAATGCTCTTGGCCGTGGTATGGTAAAGGAAGCGAATCCTTAATGTGTTATATCGATTTCTCGGACTATGCAAGAATACTGCTAAGAAGAGACAATTGGAGAGACTGCTTTAGAAAAGCCTTTAAAAATCAAACACAACTTCAAGCATCGTTAGAAAGACTGGAACCCATAAGAAATACAATCGCACATAACCGTGCGTTGACACCAGATCAAAAAATGACACTATCAATCGAGAAAAAGTTTATACTAAGTTGTATATGCACGGAAACTTGAATACTGAGTTATTTTTGGCTTGAAGCCCTTGCAAGAACTGATTCTTCACTTTAACTTATCTCTCTCCACTAGGCGAGTGTGTCGTTTCGCCGCTTGCTTTTTAAAGCGTTAATGGGAAAAAGAAATTTTTGCGCGGTTGGGGTTGAGGGTTCATGCTCTCTCAACAGTTAAACTTTAAATTGAATAGTTTAACCACTCTTCAACGCAAACTACTCAGCGATCTCGTGCGTAAGGGTTATCCGCAATTTTGGAGCCGTTTCACGAGCCACCTCTACGATTGGGTGATTACAAAGAAAAACCTTGAAGTTTTTCTCCAAAACCACCCCTCAGAATTCCTCGAAGAGTTAAGCAAGTCTGGTTTCAACGAGTACGAATTAACCATTTTACTGAAGGAGGCAACTCAATGAACAGAGCTGAGCATTGTAAAAACCCGTGGAACGGCAAATGCCAAAACACAAACATCGAAGTACTCATACTCTACAAGGGCGTTAGGCTTCCGATTTGTAGGTGCTGCTGGAACAAAATCGCTAAAAGCAACATCGAGTGGGGCAAACCCCTAAACGCAAAGGAGGACTAACCTTGGAACTTGAGCAGATTCCAGGCGTAGGAAAATCCATAGCCAAAAGGCTTAAAGACGCTGGATTCGCAAACGTTGAAACATTGGCTGTCACTCCCGCACGAGAACTCATGAAAAGAGCCGAATACAAAGAGCTTGAAGCAGCCCAGAGAATAGTCGAAGCCGCAAGGGAAGCCTTAGGCTGCAGGTTCATAACTGCCCTTGAACATTGGGAAATGACAAAAAACCGCCTCAGATGCACAACTGGAAGCAAAGCTTTGGACAACATCCTAGGCGGTGGAATAGAAACCCAAGCCATAACAGAGCTCGTAGGACAATACGGCTCTGGAAAAACCCAAATATGCCAAACCCTATGCGTAACAGCCCAGCTTAAACCAGAAAACGGAGGATTAGGCGGAAACGTACTATACTTCGACACGGAAGGAACATTCAGCTCCAACCGCGTCTACCAAATCGCAGCAGAAAACGGCTTAGACCCTGGACAAACACTACACAACATAATACTTTCAAGAGTTTACACATCAGACCATCAAACGTTCCTTTTAGACAATGCCTTCGAAAAATGCGCGGAAGAAAACATTAAGCTCGTAGTTGTTGATTCAGTCATATCTCATTTCAGAGGAGAATTCCTTGGAAGAGAAACATTGGCTGACAGACAGCAGAAACTAAACTTATACATGCATAAACTTCTACCCTAGCAGAAATTCTAAACCTAGCTGTAGTAGTAACAAACCAAGCCCAATCAGACCCCCAACCACAGCATGGAGGACAACTCATCGACAGACCAGCAGGAGGCAACATTCTAGCACACGCATGCAACACAAGAGTCTGGCTCAGAAGAGCGA